CTATCAACCACCGTTGCAGCAATGGTATTGGCCGGATTAGTCACGTCTTCAGAAAGTGTGATCGTCCATGCCACAGCGTTGACCGCTGAGTTAGACAAATCGGCGTTGCGCGGCTTGACGCTTAGGACGTAATCGGTTGTAGAGCCGTCAACAGGTGTTGCCGTCACGACTTCAACATTTGCGCCCGTTGAAACTTGGATTAGATTGTCGCCATTTGAGAATGCGCCTGACGTGCAGCGCACACGGATGGCTGGTAGCGCCACGACCACGTCTGAGTTGGAGAAGCCAACACCACCGGCCACAATATCAACTGATGGAATCGAGTTGTTTGCGTCTCTGATGGTCAGGGTTTCGCCTGCCGAAAAGGCATGAATGTTACCGGTGTTGCCGGCATTGATGTAAGTGACGTAGATGGTCTTGAGATCGGGATCTGAAGCTTCAAAACCATCGACTGAGTTGATGATGAATGCCTTGAGTTGTGCATCATTCTCAGCAAAGTAACCGACGTAATTGCCCGGAACAGTGCCGAAGCCATCAAGGGTCGTATCAACCAGCTTCACATACTGATAATCGTTGAAATACGTGAAGTTGCAACCATCAACGATGGTGCCCTTCTTAAAGATGTTGTCAGCAAAACTTTCAATCTGATTCTGTTGAATCGATTGAATCTGGTTCAGTTCGCGTGTCTGAACTGCAAACCCAGGCTTGAACAGGATCGCATAATACTGTTTCAGAGCATTATAGTCGTCCCAGTAAGGAGATCTGTTCAAATTAAGTTGTGTTAGCATCTATTCCCTTAGTATTCAAAAATTACCTGAAATTGTTCGTTTGTGTTTGCAGATCTCGTAACAGGATTGATGTTTTCGAGAAACAGAATTTGACCAGTACCAAACTTGATATCCGGATACTCATAAACTGATGGCGAGAAGGTCGCATTACTGGTGAACCCAATAATCTTGTTTACGGCATCCATCTTAAACTTTTCTTCTTGATTGGTAATGTACATGCGTGTACCGTTACCATCTGACAACACGGAATGTAATGTAGCGTTTGCAGTATTTATATCAGTCTGGTACACAGTTTCATTCGGTGAGAAAATTCCTGAAACAACATTTCCTGCAATGGCGTACATACCAACAAACGTGTCGAAACCCTTGCGAATGTTATTCAATGTAGTCGCATTGGCTGTGATTTGCGCACCAGAGGTGGAACCAACAATCAAATCACCTTGTTGAATGATACCATCGATGGTTTCAAAGGTAATGAAGGCGGTGTTGGTGCCTGAAACGATTCCAGATGTAGATGGATTGGCCTTATAGACGGTCACATCGGTAGCGGTGGTATAAGCGTTAGCGGTTATCTGGATCGTTGAGTTATTGACAATCGAAACGATGTTTGCCAGCTGATAGAGGTTGTCGCTTTCATAGACAAAATATAACATGTCGTCTTCGGTAAGACCGTTGTTAAACGGATCAAGATCAACTGTAATGGTGTTTGAAGAGACGTTTGTGATGCAGTCAGAAGCAATGCGATACGGATTCAGCTTATAAGCTGTCTCTCCCGAAAGAAACACACCTGATAGACCATTACACTCGATGCCAACGTTCGCAAACAACGGATCTTTGATCAACCCGATCTGCGAAAACTTATTGGTAGTAGGAATGGTATTTGATTCCGAATTGCTCAGCTTGACTGAGATTTCCATTCTTGAGGCATAAAGCTCGGCCGCAGCATCAAAGCCATGGCCACCAGGTGGTGAAGCCATAACTTCCAACAGCGCTGGTGACTGAACACCAACCACGGAGTTGGCAACAACAGTCGCGGTTGTTGAATAGTCATAACCGGTTCCCTTGTTCAACATCTCTACGCGATAGATGCTATTGCTTGCGAGCGCATTGACCAGCGCTCTTGCCACTGCATTGATAACGACGTGACCAGACGATTTGAACTTTACTTGTGGGTAGATCTGATACTCAGTACCATTGGTAGGAGGATCAGCCGGATCAAAACGATCATTCAGAATAACAAACTTACCAGAGTTGTTTGACACGTAGTTCTGAATAGTCTTGAACTGTCCAGCACCGGACCCAACCGAAAGATACATGACGCAATCGGTGTAGAAACCATTGCTGTTTTTGGCAACAGAGTTAGCAATCTGAAAAACCTGTGCGTTGCCGCCGTAGCTGATGTCTTGTGAACCAAAGGTACCAATCAGATAATTGTCGTATTTACGACCTTCACCAGTGACCTTGACCACATCGATTTGAGTCGATACAGCCGCCGCGCTGACTGTCGTATTTGCAATGACTGGAATAAAGTTTTCAGTACTGAACTTGGCATCTTGTGCGCTGTCAAACGTGTACATGTACTTCCAGATATAGCCATCAGAAGTCTTGTAGTAGTCAGAGTTGGCGCCAGCGATGTGTGCAAAGGTTGGTTGAATCGTTGATGGTGAGTCATTGTTATTGTCTAAGCATTTATAGACATGAAGGAATGATCCTTCATCAACCATGACATAGAATTGTTCATTTGCAAGCGCTATGTCAGTGTCATCATACATGGAGTAAACAGTGTTGGACTGATACTCATATTTGTTGATCAGCGGCACAACGTCCGTGGCAGAGATGCGCTTGCCAAACAACATATTGGCATAGACTTGATCCGTCTGATTACCGCAATCATTGATATCGACTGTGCTTAAATCATCCACATGATCGCATGTGAACAGATAGTAAACCGAGTTGGCGACCTCGTTGATCGATTCGGTGAACTGTCTGATGGTATGAATTTTTTGGTTGTTTGTGACTAACTTTGTTGCCATTATGATTGCGTAATAATTGTTGAGCGAGCGTCTATCTTGGTTTCATAAACGGTGTCGTACACCAAGGAACCAAAGTATTTAGTGCCGGGAATGTGCATAATTTTACGCAACATTTCCTCATAGCGATCCAAGGTAATTGAACTTCGGATCTCATAAGAGTAATCCTGGTAGTAGAGACCATCGAACAGCTTCTTGGTGTCTGATAAGAAGCCACCTTTCTGACGATAAAAACCCTTTGACTTACCTGATCTACCCAGACGGGCGAAGCCCATGCCGGCAGAATTTCCTGATTCTCCAGAAATGGCAACGCTTTCACCTTCAACAAACGACAAGCCAGAGTCAACCAGTTGCAACTTGGTGATAGCGCCATTGGCTGTGCGAGTGTCGGCATCAATTTCGGCGTTCAAGCCGATTGGTTCCTTGCCTTCATCAGCGGCAATGTAAATCACATTGGCCGTAACAGCTGAGTCTTGTCCAACGATATTCGTGGTGCTGTTGGACGTAAGAATGATCGCCTTATCCGGAGAGATGCGTAGATTTTCAACGTACATTGTGTTGCCAGAAACAGCTGTAACAATGCCGCGACCATCGGTGGCAGATTGCGTAACAAGCTCTCCAACCTTGAAGTTGGTGGCAAAGGTATCAAGGATCATGATGAAATCTTGCCCACCAAAAGAAACAGCGTCCTTGTCATAGACCCTAACGATCGGCGCAAGATTATAATCGGTGCCGATGGCTTGACCCTTGATGGCGGATAGTCGACCAAACGTCATCAACTCAAATCCTAGGGAGTCATCGATGATGCTACCAAGATTGGCAGAAGCGTTGCCAGCCAACCCATAGGCGCTGGCATTCAAGGCAACAGATTCAAAATCGGCAAGACGATCAACAGCCACTTCAACGTCTTCGGTATAGTTGAAGGAATTACTCAATTCGAATGTTGCGCCTGTACCGGTTGACAGTACTGATACGTTGCCGCTTGTAAGGAATGTGTTGCCATGCATCACTCCACCGTTGGCAAAGAAATCGTTGGTGATATCCTTGACACCAACAGTCAAGCTGATTGAAATGATGTTGGCCGCTGAGTTGCCACTCTTGGTCAACAGCGGTGTGTTAGAATTGAATGCACCATGGCAGTTGACTAGGCGAACAATGGCATGACCACCAATGTCAGGAGTGTAAACCGCGATAATACCATTGGCACTGTCTCGCTGACTAACTTCATTGAATTGGTAGACGCTTTCACCAACTGCATATGCTGCAGGATTTACACCAGAAACACGGATCGCGACGTTTGAACCTGTGCCCACCACGTTACCAACAGCGGTTTTGTCTGTGAAGCTGGCAATGTTAGCCACAACCGTATTGCCAGTTGTGGTGAGGTAGTTGCTGTCAAGAGTGCCATTTACAACCGAACAAAGCAGAGTGCCGGATGTTGAATTGGTCGCACTGGTAGATAGGATAAAGCCATTACCGACTAGCGTGTTACTGGTGTCAAAAGCACGGATAGAATCAAGTGCATTGAAGGTGCCATTGGCGTTGATGTAGGAAATGTTAGCGAGCGGTTGATAAACCTGTTCAGTGAACGCAAAATATGCACCATTCAGGNCATCGACTTTGACGTTGTCAAGGATCAGAACCTTCTCAGAAATAGCAACTTCTGAATCAGGCTTGTAGCCATAACCACCATCGATGAAGTCAAAGTTGACTGTGCCAACGATGGATGAAACATTCGCTACGCGTGCCAGCGCGCCTGTTCCCTTACGACCTTCAACGTTGACGATGTCACCAACAATGTATCCTGAGCCAGTGCCATCAGCATCGACTTCAATTTCGGTCAATGAACCGATGGTGACTGGAGCTTCTTCGATATCAATCGGATTGACTGACAGGTTGATGACTTCGTTGGTAACAAAGTTGCCATTGATCGAGCTGATGTAGACCAGGTCAACAAACTTACCCTTGACGTTGCGACGCACCACAGACTCAACGAAGGCGGTGGCACCAGAGGTTAAGCCAGTGATCTGCTTGTTGACAAAGGACGTGGTGGCATCCTTGAGAGAAAGCTCAAGGTATTGTGGCACAAACCATTGTCCGACCGAGGTCTTGAAGACATCGGTGCCAGGGTAATAGATCTTGACGGAAGTGCCGAAGACCAAGCGGAAGAGCAAGTCAAGACCACGCGGTGTACCCTTGGTACGGTAGAGGTCAAGAGAATGCTTGATCAACTGACGCGTGTTGGTCTTGGTCGTGAACTGAATGTTCTTCAGATACTTCTCTTTGAAGTAAAGAATGAACTCATTGGTGGTCAAATCAACGTCAGAATACTCACGCAGTCTTCTGATGTGATAATTCGGGTTGTACTCAACCTTGACCGTGCCATACAACGCATTGTTGGCAGTGTAGCTAGGCAACACATCGGAATCCAACACAAGTTGAATGTCGTTGGTGATTGATTCAATCGTGAAGATCTCATAGGAGTCATCGGTGTTGTCATAGAACAAGCCGATCTTATCACCGGCTTCAAACTGTGACTCAAAGAACGTGTTCTTACCGGACACAACATTGTTGGCTGATGTGAATGAAACCGTTCCCTTGGCAAAAGGAACGGCGACTTCTTGGGAACCTTCAAGCCATTCATAATACTTCTTGACGAAGAGAATGAACGTCGGTCCGTCTGTTAGGTAGAACTCTGGAAACTGTGTTTCAACAAAGTTCGCCAGGTTCTTTTCGGTAATGCTATCCATTATTTGTGAAACTTTACTCCGGCCATGCCATCTATTTCTTCAGCCTTTCCACCATAGTGATTGGCTAAGTGTTTTGCAAAAGCAGAATAGACTTTTCCCTTCTTTCCGGCACCTGAGAACCTGAAGGCTGATGGATTGTGTTCGGCTTTATATTTGTGAACTACTGAGGCAACATGATGCAGAATTTCTCTTCCAGAGCCTGGGCGTATTCCATTTTTCATGTATGATCCATTTACTTCAAAATCTACATGATGATTGCCATCTTCTGTTTTTGCAAACGTGGTACGCACCATATGCTTATCCTTTCCAACAACCTGTCTGTGGATAAGGAAATTCGGATCTTCCCGATGTGGCATGATCGGTTCGAGCTCTTCAGTCAGTAAGTCTGAACCTGCAAACGGATCTACATTTTCTTCAAAAGGTCTTGATCCCTGTTTGAAGTTGATGTGATGTTTTTCATGTTCTGAATATGGAACTTTGCTAGTCGTATGATTCGCTCTATAACGCTTGGCAATCGATTGAGCAAATTTGCTATACAAGGATACTTTCGAAGGCTCATTCGCATTGAAGCCAATCGATTTAGGCAGATGCTCTTGCTTAAAATGATGTATAGATGCCGCCACATGTTGTAGGATTTTTTGCGCATGTTCAGGTTCAATTTTAGGTCGTCTATCATCTGGATCATGATGATGTGAAAAATTTACCTGAAAATCGACATTGTAATGCCCTGGCATAGTGTGAGACTTATCAAAACCAACCCTGACTAAATGACGCCCAATTTTATGATAATGTGCAATATTACCATCGCCATCACTATCGACGGTCATACTTTCAAGCAGTAGCCATTCAGAAAATTTCAGCATCTTATTCTCTCAAGTTCTGAGGAATGACGGTGATGTCTTCTGGCAGGATAGTCATGATGTTGTTGTTCTTGCAGAAGATGTCAGGATCTACTGGCGAAATATAGAAACGAATGGCGTCACCAAGGAAGCCATCAACAGTGATGTCAGGAATGTTGATGATGCCCTTGTCATAGTTGACCGTGCCGATATTCAAGATCTTGCGCTTGTTGGTGCCTTCCGACTTGACGATGCGTAGAATGCCATTGCCATCATCTTCAATGTTGACAACGTCTTGCTTGTACATAAATTCTGATGACCAGACTGCCTTGCGATCTGAGTCAGCATAGAAATCCGATTGTTGTGGCAGATCGTTTTCGATCGTCACGCCGTAATTGATAATGATTGCCTGTGGAATACCTAGCTTTGGATGAGCCTTCTTATACGCCGTAACCGTCGTGATGTTAGAAATGATCGAATCATCGGCATGGTTGATCGCATCGATCAACGTTGAGTTTCTTAATGTGACGTTGAAATCGTTCAAGTTGTCAATGTTGTAAGAGTCGATTGCAGCCTGCACCAAGGCAATGATGCGGTTGTCCGTATTGGTCGTGACGTTGATGTTGTAACGCACAACCGTCTTCACTGCCAGGTTCAGAATCTCTGGTTCAATAAACCTAGGAATGATGCTGAACATGCTTCTTGTTGACAAGAAGTTAGCATATTCCGTCTTCTTTGAATCCGGCAAGCCGTCAACGTTGTTGATGTCGATTGAAATAAACACCTTACCAAACTGCGGTGGGTCAAGTTCTTCTCCACCAAACACCGCGATCGAATTGATCTCAGGAAACTCTTCCTTCAGAAGAATTTCGTAGTCAGTGCCGATGACAGCACGCTCCTGTACCTGAAAATGTCTTGGCGCGTAATAACGGATCGATTCATTATTTTCGGCTTCTTCGCCGTTGTGAGCGGCTTCGATGACCTCCAGCGTTGGAGTGCCTGTTAGTTCATTGGCATTGGTAGGATCAAAGTCGACTGAAAAGGTTTTAGCACCATTTGCCGCTGATCCTGATGAAACACGGTATTCAAGAACGATGATTGAATTGTTCTTAGGCTTACGGCCAATGACCGAGTCACCGAAGTAGATCTCATAATTGTCAGTTTCAGATGTCTGAAGGAAGAAGACCTTGGAATTTTGATCAAGACCTAGCAACGTTCTTGACAGCTTGTATGGTGTACCGATTTGCGAACCATCTTCAAAAACAGTGACAGTCAAGCTGCGCGTATCAATGTTCTTATTGGTGAGCTTGAAGCGCTGCGTAAAATCAGAATCCTGAAAGACGTAAGAATCTTGAAGAAACACACCTTCATAGATGTCGGCGGTCAATGAGAAGTTTGTGTCTGCCGAAGCCAGCGAAACGGTTTCTGGTAGAGTGAAGGTATAAGATTTACTCTTAAACAGGGTGGAGAATGGCACACCCTTCTGTAACACGTAAGGCTGTGATTCACCAGTCGCAGTAAAATCGATGCGCACTCTTGCAACGGCCGAACGCGATGAACGCGGTAGATAGTTCAATTCCTTGGCGGTTGAGAACAGAGATGAACGCAATTGTGCCGAATCAAGCCAGCGTTCAGAGAAGCTCATGTTCAAGTAAAAAGCATTCTTGAAGCTGTTCATGGCCATGAGCTCCATCAGGACGCTCAAACTAGAACCGTTGAAGTCATAATCCTTAAACTCATCTTGCGTACGCATGTACGCCTTGAAGCTATTCAACAAGCCTTGTTGATCTAGATCGACGAGATTGATACTGTTATTCTTTGTTAGTTTGGTCAAAACCCTTTAGTCCTTCGATAAGATCTGGGCGATCGCCATCATAATCAAGTCCACATTCTAGTAGAGCACGCTTCAAGAACACAACGTATTGCGGGATTCCCTTCCAATCATAGTTTTCAATGGCGCGTGAAGCCAACCATTGCAGTAGTTTGCGTTCAGGTTCTGTCATCTTACCCTCTTGAGAGCTAGGTTCAGTGTTACTGGATCCGCAATCTTATTCAGGATCTGGAAGGTTATGGTCACATCGTATTGATTTGCGTCTTGATTAGGAAGAGCAAGAACTTCAATGAGCTTTACGCGCGGCTCATTATTTAGGATGGTTTCACGAATTTCGTCTTGGATAGCAGATTGTGTTACCTCATCCATCGGGTCAAATAGCATAGCTTCGATGCGTGAACCGATGAAGGATTTGTAAAAGCGTTCTGTTCTCTTGGTCAGAACAAGATTTTTTAGTGACTGCTTGATTGAGTCTTCATTAGACACCTTGGCGAGCAAACCCGTGATAGGATTTAGCTCAAAGTCATTCATAAAATCAGTGTAGTATTCAATCTGCTTGTCTGTGATGGTGAAACGATCACCACGGTTTATTGACATTTACCACTTTTCTTTCTTATTCTTTTTCTGCCAATTCTTACAGGAATGCATCTCAAAAATCGGCTTCACCA